ACAGGTTCGTGTCGGTGATCTTCGCCGTGTAGAACAGGTACGCCAGCGGCATGTCGGTAACGAGGATGCGACGGCGAGCTCCGGTTGCGTCCAGTTCGCTCATTACCTGGAACGGCACAGTCTGGCGTGCAAAGTCCATGTCGTATCCGCTGCGTCCGCCGCCGCAATCCCAGCGCTGCAACGTGTTGTACATCGTCGTACGCATACCACCAGCATCCGCCATGACACGCGCTGCATGGCAGTCCACTGGATAGGCGTACTTGTAGAGCCAGCCGGGAGGCGGATCACCGGCTACCAGCGCCAGGGCCACGACGGAGCTGGCGAAGTTCCACGGGAAATCGCGCAGGCACGACTCGACACTCGCCGCATACCATAGCCGGTACAGGTTGCCGGCCTTGCTCTGCTCGTTCGGGTCGCCGATGAAGTCGGAGACGCCGATGCGTGACAAGGCGCGGTTGTAGATTTCGATAGCCGAGGCCATGAGTCAGGAGTCCTCTCGCGTGGTCATGCAAACACCACCTTTGGATGGTTGGGCGTCACGACGCTTGTGCTCATGCTGGCGATACGAACGCCGCTAGCGATTCGCCCCATAGTGGGTGGCCATTATCATTTGGATGTACGAAATCAGTCACAAGTGCGCCGCTAGTCACCATTGAAGGTCTTGTACTGCACGAGATAGCTCGCCCCCACCGGCATCGACGTCACGCCGTTAGCTCCTTTGATATAGAGCGTGAACGATTGGCCGGTAAGATTGGTGATATCCGCAGAGTTGGCGAGCGTCGTGCCAGCCGAGATTAATTCGGGCATGGTGGGTTCTCTCAAAGAAGAGGGCCGACGTAATGCCGGCCCCGAGGTTGCTGCTTTAGATCACTTCGTCGACGGCCTTGCCGAGTTCGTTCCCAGCATTGGGATCGTCCACAGGCAGCGGCTCGTCCTTCGTGACCTCACGAAACCAGGTCGAGCCGTCATCCAGTCGCGATCTGTCGACCAGGAACCGCTCACCCGCACCGCGGAAAGACACGCCGTCGTGGCCACTCTCGATGGCGATCACTTCGACGGGGCCGCTTGCTTTTTCCTTTGCCATGACGCGCCCTCCTTACTGGACGGTGAAGCCGGACTTGCCAATCCGGGCCGAGGCGGTGACCGGAGTCAGGAACGCATCGAACTGCCCCGCCGTCAGCGGACCGCTGGCGATGGTGTAGCGGATGCCCAAGTAGCGCCGGTACAGGCCCGATGGGATCTGTACGTTCACGATCGACGTGCCTGCGGCGGCGAAAGTCGCCAGAGGAATGGGGTTGCTGGAGAAATGCACCTGCGCGTTGGTGGTCAGGCCCGCGTCATCGGCCGATTCGAGCGTGACGGTCAGCGTGCCGGCGCCAGTAGCCGCGACAGCTGTACTGACCTGCAAGGTCGATGGAACGTCATTGCCGACGTCGATGCGCGTGTTCGGCGAGATGCCGGCCGGGTTGGTGGTTCCACCGGCAAGGGTGGAAAAGAGATCGAGCACATTGCTCGAAATCGCGGTAACGGTCACCGCCTGCGAGTCGGAAAACTCGGTGTTCTTGTCGACGTACATGGGGATTACCTCTTGAATGGAGTGAGTCGAGAGAGGATCGGGCCGAAGCCCGACCTATCAGGTCAGCGCCGTCTCGGTTTCGAGGATGCGATCGACCGTGCGAATCGGCACGCCCAGCACCTTCAGGGTTCCACCAGCGCCCACGAAGCCGGGCTGGATCTGGCCGAACTGCTGCGCGGCTTCCTGGATGGAAAGGACGTTCTGCGACTTGTCGATGGCGCCGACAGCCAGCATCTCCTTGACGGAGCGCGAGGCGTAGAACACGGCATTGCCCATGCCCATGTGCGGGATGCGAGCCAATGCCTTGACCATCAGTTTCGGCAACCAGGTAGCAGCGGTGTTCGCCTGCGTGCCGGACTGACCCAGCAGGTCGGTCATGGAGATGTTCGCGATGCGAACGGCATATCGCCAATCCTTCACATGCAGGCCACACTTCCACTTCCACAGATCGGCATACGCCCGGAAACGTCCATTGCTGGCGTCGAGTGCGTCGATCTCGCCCAGGTCTTGATGCTGCAAGCCAGCGGTCGTGCCTTTCGGGAACAGGCCGGTGATGGTGTTCTGGCCCCACACCACCAACCAAACCGACGTGCAGTTGCCGGAACCGCCTGCACTGATGACGTTCTTGGCGATTTCCGAGTTAGCCACGTTGATGGTGTTGTATCGCTGCGACAGGCCGTTGAACTGTTCCGGGTTGAGGGTTGAGTCGCCGTAGATCACGGCCTGTGACATGCCCTGGTTCATCGACTCGATGAAGGCCTGCGCTTCCGACAGGCGGAAATCGGCGCTGTTGCCGTTGAGGTCGGCCAGATCCTTGTCGACTTCGGCACGGGCTTCAAGCATGCCGCAGGCGTCCTCGATGGTCGCGCGCAGTGACTTGGTCGGAGGCACGCCCTGGTACAGCTTGCGCCAGATCGCGGCCGGCAAGCCGGTACGAATGGATGCCTTGTGGCCGGTCGGCAGATTGCCTTCCATGAAGGGCATGTCGAGCAGCATTTCGTTCGACTGCGAAAGCAGCTCGGCGACCTTGGCCACCTTGCCATTGGGGTCGATCGAGTTGGCCCAGTCGAGCAGCGTGACGGCGCCCGACGCAACGGTCAGAGTACTCATGGTGAATTACCTCTTGGTATTGGATGAGGGGTGGTCGAACAGAACGGCCGCTGCCGCCTTGGTCGTGCCGCCACCCGAAGGCGCTTGCACGAAGGTGTCGTCAGCGATGACCGTGCCGATGCGGTGGAACAGCCGGACGATCTCGGGGTGATTCCCGAGGCCGGTCTGATCCATGAGGGTTTTCAGTTCTTCGGTCGCGAACTTGTCGCGAGCCTTGAGTGCGACCTGCACAGAGGCGTCGAACTTGTCGCCACCGAACTCCTTGTCAGCCTTGCTGGCCTCCAGCCATTGACCGACTTGCGCGGTGTGCGCTTCCGCCTGCTTTTCAGCGATCCGGTTGGCCAGTTGCGCGCCAAGCGGTACCAGCTTGTTGGCCTGGTCATTGGTGAGTTTCAGCTCACGCGCGACCGCCTCGAAGCCTGCCGTGGTGTCGGGCTCAAGCTCGAAACCTTCAGGGGCTTTCAGTTCGTACTTCTCGGGGGCGCCAACGGGCGGATCGTCTGGCTTTGGCAGTTCACTTCCAGCCGGTGGCGTCGCGGGATCGGCAGGCGCCGGTGGTGCTGGCGGTGTAGCCGGGTCGGTTGGTGCTGCCGGGGCAGCTGGTGGCGTCGGTGCGGGAGCGGCGGCTGGGTCCGTGGGGGTGGCAGCGGCGGCGGGTGCGTCAGACATGGGAGCCTCGGGCATAAAAAAAGCCGCCCGAAGGCGGCTGGTGGGGGAAGTGGTGATGGGTGAATCAGTCCTCGCCGTCTTCCGGTTCCGGCTCATCGCTGGCCAGCTTCTCGGCCATCAATTCCGGGAATCGTTGCGGTGTCGCACTCATGATCTCAGCCAGCATCGTCGTGCCAATGGATCGCTGACCTTCGCGAAAGAACGTCTCGCTGTTGCCGGTGAAGGTGGTCTTGAACACGCTGCAGGACGACAGGTAGCGCTTGGCGTAGCGTCGAAAGGCAGGGCTATGCATCAGCTCGGCGACGTCTTTCTGCTCCGCTCTGGCGATGCGCTCGGCACGCTTGACTGCCTCAGCCTTCGCAGCTTCCGACTGACGACCACTCATCCGCCACGCCCTGCATTCGCGGCTGCACCCGCAGCGCCAAGCAGCGAGCCCGGGTTGGCTACCGCCTCGCCTGAATCCTTCGCCGCCTTGGCGTACTGCGCGATCGCCGGAGCCATCGCGGCCATCTGCTGCGCCTGCTGCTGCTGTTGCTTCGCCTGACGCATCGCGGCCACGTCATCATCGGAACGCACGATGGAGTGATGCACGCCGATGTCGCCAGCGTATTCGTCTACTGCCTGATCGAAGTCCACCTTGTCCACGACGCTCGGATCAAGCGCTGCCAGACCACCGACGAACTGCATGAACTGGCCGATGCTGCCGGTCATCAAGAACTTCTGCGCCTGAGCCAGCACGGAGATGTAGTCGATGTGCAGCGGCTGACCCTGCAGCTCGGGCGGTGGTGGCGGGAACATGCCGCGTTCCAGCATGACGTCGAACACGCGATCGATCGTTGGATCGAGCAGTTCGTTGTTCAGGCGCTGCAGCACAGGCCCCAACATCAGCAAGCGCTCCTGATCGATCTTGCCGACTTCGAACGCGGTCTTGCGTGGGTCGTCCGCCTGCCCCGTGATGAGCATGAACAGGCTGGCATAGTAGGCGTCGCGGATGCGGCTGGTAATGTCCAGCTTGTCTTCCAACGCACCGCTGTAATCGGGCTTGACCTGGTAGATCGGAGCGATCGGAGCGCCAGCACCTTGCGATGGCGTGACGATGGTGACGGAGCCCGGAAGCGATCCGACCGATTTGTTCTGCAGCTCGGGGCCGCCGTACATCGGTGGATCCAGCGCCTTGTCGATCGCCAGCGCCTGCTGCTTCTCGCGTACCTGCAGCATCTTCGCGTCGCCCAACGCATCCATGCCGGGGCTGGATCCGTAGATGTCCTCACCCAGCACATCCCAGCGTGGCGCGACGAACGGCTTACGTGCATATCCCGCTTCACGCAGGAACTGGTCACAGCTTCCGTCCAGTTCCCAGTAGCAGCTGGCCCACGCCTTGTTCTTGGCGTCGATCTTGCCCTTGATGCCATCGATGTTCGGGCAGACCATGTGCGCCACGAGACGTGGCGCTTCCATCGTGCCGGCGTGGAACAAGCCCTTGGTCGCCTCTGTCACGTTGTCGAGGCCGAACTTGTCGACGACCTGGCGCACTGTCATCGTCAGCTCGCGGTACATCGTGTCGACGTCACGGCGGTGATCGGTGGCCAGCCAGTAGCTACCCACCGTCATCGGGTAAAACCGGATGACCTCGACGTCGTCATCCTCCATCCACATCGGCGCGGTGCCGTAGTCGCCCAGTTCGCGATAGCACTGCGGCAACGCGTTGTAGAGGTTCGACCGCTGCATGGTGTCACGCATGCGGTTCTCGACTTCCCACAGCCACTGCTTGACGGAGGCGTTCTCCATCAGCGCTGGATCAGAGGTCAGCAGGCGGAACCACGGCTTGGCTGGACTGGTCAGGCCGGACGACAGGCCAGCGCCGAGCACCTTGCTCGCCTGAGTCGGTGCGCCGTTGATGATGCGCTGCGACTTCTTGTTGCCCTGGTTGGTCTCGGACAGGCAGAAGCGGCCAGAGCGTGGCGAAATGAACTGCTGGATATCGCGCCAGTGACATTCCCACGTATCACGGTCACGCTTGATCGCAGCCGCACGCTTCTTGTACCGCTGGAGTTTGGTCTCCTGCGGGTTGTTCGCCACCGGGTTGTCCACGTCAGCTACCGATCAGCGTCTTGTTGGAAGCGGTTGGCTGTGTCGAGGCGCCACTGCCACCGGTCAGGATGGTCGACTGCTGCCCAGCCATCGCCTGCAGTCGTCGCTTCTGTGCGGCGGCGTCGATCTGCGACTGGTCGTCAATCGCCTGCGATGGCTGGATGACAGGTGTGATGGCCGACGTTGCCGGCGCTTTGGGTGATCCACCGAAGCACATGTCAGTTCAACCTCGCGTAAGGGTCGTATTCTTGGGGTTGGGTGGTGATGCCCAGCTGCTGCGCCAGGCTGCGCTGTGCCACGGGGTAGGCAAATGTCAGTGCGAGCGCGTCAGCCAGATCGGGGGATCGGCCGAGGCGCTTTTTAATCTGTTCTTTCGGCTCGATCAGGAACTGGTCACCCTTGAACGAGTAAGTCGGCGTGGTCAGTTCAGCCACCAGCGCCGGAATCTTTGGGAGTGCGCCGCCACCCTTGACCCACTCCGCCATCGTCAGCCACATCTCGGCGCGCTTGTTGGCGTACCGCATGTCGGTTGCCTTGCCGGCGAAGTGAATGCCTGACGGGCTGCGTCCAAGCACACGCAGCTGATCAATCCAGCCCGCACCGAAGCCGCCCGTGTTGTCGATGAAGGACGCATCCGCATCCCACTCGGTCCACTTACGCTGCACGACACCGGCGCCGAACAGGCTGTCGACGTTGCGCATGACCTTCGGCTCGAAAGCGACAACGCCTTGGCGCGGGAACATCACACTGGAATCGTCACCCTCGCGCGCCACATCGACCCCGAGGATCTTGGCCGCGTGCGCGTAGTCACTTTCGCGGTAGTGCCGGTCCATCGCTGCATTCACGTCCTCGATACCCAGCAATGAGCGGAAGCCACCGGGCGGGAACAGCCCGAGAATCGTTGCCATGACCCAAGGGTTGTCGCGCCCGTAGGTGTCAATCATCTCCTGCGCATGCTCCAGGCTGACGCGAGGCGTGCGCTTCGGGTCGGCCGGGTCAGCGGTGATCGTGATGACCACCCGCTGAGCTGTTCGATTCGTGCATGCGTCGTACAACAATCCATCCGTGCTGGTCGGGTTGCCTGCCTGGATGATTGCCGCATCCATCGGCAGGCCGGTGAATATCTGCTGCGCCGCCTTCCCGACCGCCACCGGCATGTCGCCGGTCTCGTCCAGAAGCACAAAGGGGAACTGGCTGTGCAAGCCAGACAATGCGCGACCGATCGCCTCGGCGTTGGCATCCTTGGCGAATGACCGCGCCGACAGAAACCACGTCTCCGGGTGATCCTTCGCGTAGATCTTTTCCTTGGTCCAGTTGAAGGCCGCTTGCAGGAATTGCGACCGGCTCTGCCACTTGGCCAACTCGGACCAGAGGTTGTCCTTGAGGTTGTCCCCCGTGATGGACAGTGCTGCGCCCTTCGGATGCTCACCCTTTGCCGCAAAGCAAGCCAAGCGATGCCAACCTGCCCATGCCAGCGTTGCCGACTTGCCCGGCCCTGTGCAGGCCTTCATGCACAGTTCGCGCTTCGGGCTCATC